GCGGCTAACAGTTCGCTCGATTCATCTCTCAAGCGTTCCCATAGCCAGTAGATGTTTTCGTTATCCCAACCGCCTTTGTAGTCATTTTCGCGGAGTTTATCCTCCATCAATTCCGCAAACCATCGCACCGTCTCGCTTAACCCTTCTTTCTGTTTATCCACATTGTTCATAGAAACCTCCTAATTCCTTGAAATAATAGATAATGGCAATCGGTCATTCCACCACATAATCCGAAGAGCCTATTTTTTCTTTGTCCACCGTGTCCATCCATTTGATGAGGCTCACAACCTTGTCCATATCGGCCTTGCTTTGTCTGCAAACAGCTATGGTCGCACCGATCTTTGTAACAGCGGTCACAAGACCGTTACCGGCGTCAACCGCCGTAGCACGGTAAATAAGGTCGTCGGGAACTTTACTCGTAGCGAAAGTGACATTCGGCTTGCTTCTTTTAGTGGTTATGCTCAGGAGGTCATTGAGTGCAAACACAACCTCGTCATTGAGTACGCCCACCCTGACAGGGTGGGTGCCAAAGTGCAGGGTCACTCCCAAGTCGTACCTTCTTCTCATAATTCATCATCTCCTTTCGCCCTAAACATCGTACCGTGATGTAGAAAGGTTGCGATATTATTAAAAGCAGATTCTACAAAAATCAGAATTGTAACTCCTACCTTTCTGTTTTACAGAATGGTAAAACAGGTCAACGAATTTAGAATTGTAAAAATGCTGAATGGTAAGAGTTACAAAGGAATTATAGAAAGAGTTGTTAAAAAGATTGAAGTAGAGAAAGCTACGCTTCGCGGGCGGTTTCGGGATTAAGGTGATTTCTCTCCTTGTTGTTCTTATATTGAGGATGTACGCACAACGGCGGGAGCGCCGAGACAGGGGAGTAGTCTATGAAGAAATTTTACGTCCTCGACACCAACGTTCTTCTACGGGACTACACAGCAATTTATTCGTTCGACAACAATGTTGTCGTTATACCTTCCTGTGTATTGGAGGAAATTGACTCTAAGAAAAAGTTGTCTGACGGTCTTGGATTTAACGCTCGCGCCTTTAGCCGTGAGATTGACGAGCTTAGGAAGCTTGGTAACCTTCGTCAAGGCGTAGTTCTTCGGAATGGGAGTACACTTTACTTTGAGCTTACCCCTAACGAATCGAAGGTTTACGATATGTTTCTATCGAAAACCGGTGACAACGCCCTGCTTGCCGCCGCACACGCCCTGAGCGCCCGCGAGGCGGGCGATAGCGGGGCGGAGGTGGTAGTAGTATCCCTCGACGCTAACGTGCGTGTAAAGGCCGATATTGTCGGTCTGAAAGCCGAGGACTATCAGTTCGACAAAGTTCTAACTTCTACCGACGACATGCACAAGGGTTACGTCGTCCACGAGGACGCCGACCCGGAACTCATCAACAGCTTCTACAGAGATAGGGAAGCGCACATCGACGGCTCCAACGAAAACGAGTTTATCATCCTTCGTAATGGAAGTCAAAGTGCTTTCGGTCGTGTTCGTGGCGGGAAGCTTAAACCTCTTTACCACTACACCGGCGACCCGGTTTGGGGATTGACTGCGCTCAATGTGGAGCAGAAGATGGCGCTCGATCTTCTACTTGACCCGGAAATCCATCTTGTGACGATCACAGGAAAGGCCGGAACCGGTAAGACCCTGTTGGCGCTGGCCGCCGCACTTCAACAAACCCTCGACGACAGTCTTTACCGCAAGATTCTCGTTGCCCGTCCGGTCGTACCAATGGGTAAGGACATTGGATACTTGCCGGGCGAGATCGAAGACAAGCTACGTCCGTGGATGCAACCGATCTACGATAACTTGGAGCAACTGTTTGACACGAAAAAGGACGACGACCTTGAAGGAATCCTCGCGGGCATGTCAAGGGAGTTGCAGGTCGAGGCCCTGACCTACATCAGGGGACGGTCGATTCCGAACCAGTTCATCATTATCGACGAGGCACAGAATCTCAATAGACACGAGGTTAAGACCATCCTCACTCGGTTGGGTGAAGGCTCGAAGATCGTACTGGTGGGCGACCCGGCACAGATCGACCACCCGTTCCTCGATCAGTACAGTAGCGGACTGACGTATGTTGTAGAGAAACTAAAAGGGCAGAAGCGTGTTGGACACATCCACTTGGAAAAAGGAGAGCGGTCTGAGATCGCTCAGTTGTGTGCCGACCTCTTGTAGTTAATGCAAGAGATTTCCTCACTATAATGAGATTTAGCTAAAAAGGACGGTGATATTGTGGGAATCCTCAATAGGATTTTGTCTTTCGCATTCAGCGTTTCCGACGACCGACCGGTACGAGAAGTCGAAGCGCTTGCGCGAAATGAACGAACCGTTCCTCCTGAGAACTTCGGCGGGAGCCGCAAAACNGATGACGGCGGGGANGGGTTTGTACTNAACCCGACCAAATATATGAGAATCACAGAACAGACCTTGAAGCGNTATCCTCCGAAGAAAATCCTTGAGATTTTGAAGAACAACCATCCTGACGTGTCTCAGGCAGTTTGGAACTTCAAGATTATCGGGAACTCAGGATACCGCGTAAAGGTCACCCTGCTGGACGGGAAGACGGAACACAAGTCCGGCCAAAAGTTGATCGACGATTTTCTTCTTCGGCTGGATTACTACTACAGTGAGGGGTTCGAGAAGACGAGAAGCATCGACAAGCTTGCCGATGAGTTGATCGAACACGCGCTGATTCGCGGGGCCACGGCTATTGAAATGGTCATGGACAGGAATTTTGAAGACGTTCTGTACTTTACGGCTATAGACCCGGACACTATCGTGTTCGAGCGTCAAAAAGGTCGTCTTATTCCGTATCAGAACGCTTCTACAGGCAAGATAAAGCTTGACATTCCGACGTTCTTCTACGAAGGTCTTGACGAAACGGCGACCGACCCTTATGGAACCTCTCCGTTCCTTTCGGTCATTCAGACGATTGCCTTCCACTTGCAGGTGCTGGAAGACTTGAAGGCTATCATCCACAATCAGGGGTACGGTAAGTACGACATCAAGATCATCGAGGAAGTCCTGCTCAAGCGTATGCCGATCAGCATTCGCAACAACGAAGCAAAGAAGCAGGAGTGGCTGAATCAACAGCTACAACTCATCATTGACATGTACTCGAAGCTCGACCCCGACGCCGCATTCGTTCACTTCGATTCTGTCGAGGTTGACATGGTNGAAGCATCCAAGGCTATGGTTGACCCTCAAAAGATCATGGCCGTCATNGACGCGATGATGAACAACGCTTTGAAGCAGTTCTCNACNCTTATGGGGCGGCGAAGCACCGGGCAGACAGAGCAGTACGCGAAAATGGAAATCAAAATCTTCATGAAATCTGTCCAGCGCATCCAACGTCTGATCGAGTCTATTCTGTCGAGAGCGCTTACGAAGTACCTGAATATAAACGGTATGCAGGGGTACGTGTTCTTCAAGTTCAACGACACGGAAATCCGCACCGAACTCGAAAAGGTCAACTTCGAGCAAATTGCAATCCAAAACGCTCAACGCAAGCGCGACAACGGCTGGATTACGCAAGACGAGGCGGCGGAGGAAATCACAGGACATAAGGCTGTCGGGGAGCCGGATAGGGAGATGCTTGGTGTTCGTAAGGTAGACCCGAAGGGCGCGCCGGACGAGCGACAGCCGCAAGACCCTCAGTCGTCTGATAGCACTTCCAATACGTGATGTACGCCCTCTTTGTTAAGAGGGCTTACGCATACTCTTATAATGCGAGAAGATAGGATAATTTGTGCTAGGGGGTGTACACATGCCGCGTCCAACTCCGGCACAGTTGAGGAAGATCAACAAGCTTTCTCACACGGAGCTAAAGGAAGATCAAGTGTACGTTTTCCGTAGCTTGTCTGCCGATACTCTGCCGATTTCTAGGTGGGGCTGGTTCGGTGAATATAGCATCAACCTGACCGAGAAGATGCTTCAAAAACTCAAGAAGGACTACCAAAAAGGTGTCGGCCTTCTAGCATCTCACGACAACAGCAGGCTACCGTTCGGTAGAACGTTCGATGCTGAAATCCAAGCAGACGAAGTTGACGGAGAGAGCGTGAAGACGCTCTACATTGACCACTACATCGTCACGCACATGGTCGGAGAAGACGGAGAACGGCGAGAACTCGCCACTGAGATCGGCATGACTAACCAGCAGATCGCAGACCACATCGAGGTAGGTCACGTATTTGACACTTCTATAGGCTTTGCCATCCATGACCCGAAATGTTCTATCTGCAAGAACAGCATTCGGGATTACGAGAAGTGTGAACATATCCCCGGACTTACCTATGATGTAGACGGGGAGCAAGTCCGTTGCGACCTGATTGTCGAAGACGGAGAAGGAGTCGAGAATAGTCTAGTCTATGCCGGGGCGGTCAACCGGGCGCTGATTCAAAAGGCGTCTACGGACGGAGATTCTCAGCAACTGAGTCGCAGTCAAGCAGAGTCTCTACAAAAGCCCGTTAAATACGGAGATATGGAACTCTATACTGTAGACGATGTTAAGAATCTTCCGATGGGTGCAGAGCTATTCTGCTTCCTCTCGAAAGGAAATCTGCAACTCTTTACGACCACTTCCGAGCGTAGAGATTTCACAAAGTTCCTGAAAGGGCGTGAAGAAATGAGTCAAGTNGCTCCTGACACNAANCTGTCGGCTACGGAGCCGACCGTAGAAATGGTCGCAAAGAGCGAACATGAGGCGGCTCTTGCGGCAAAGGACAGNGAACTGAAAGAGGCTCTTGCTCGTGTCTCTGAACTGGAAGNTCAACTGGCAAAGGCCAACGAGCAGGTTGAATCCCTGTCGGCCAAGGCTCAACTGGCTGACCAGTTTACCGAAGACCTGATTCAAGACACGGTGAAGGCCGGTATCGCGGCTCGCGGAAACGCCTTCAATGCAGAGCGCTATGAAAAGTATCTGCGCACTCTGAGCGTGGATGAAATCAAGGAAGAACTGGCTGCCATGAAGGCAGAGTTCTCCGGCGCTGTGCAAGAGGCGGCGGCTCAGGTCACGGAAGCACAAGTCGAAGCCAAGAAGGACGAAGCTCCGGTTACTCTGAGCAAGGAAGAAATGCGTCAAGAAGCCGCTCGAATCGCTATGATTCGCTTCAAGAAAGAGGGCGGCGACCTTGAACAACTGACGAAGCAAGCGCTGGCTGAACTCGAAGCCAAGGCCGCGCAATAAAGGAGGATGACAAACAATGGCGGGTAATGTTACTGGTTTCCAGCGCCCGTTCACGTTCCGCGCTAACGACACGTACAAGACCGTCGGCGTTGACCAAGCCGTCAAGTACGTTGAAGGTTCTCCGCGTGAAGTGGAGGTTCCTGAGCAAGATAACCTACCGTGCGTGGGCGTTGTCACGTATCAATACGAAGATCGTGACGGCGGTACGGTTGCTGTTCAACTTGACCGCATCGCCGAGATCGAAGCCGCTGGCAACATCGCATTCGGCGAAGATGTCATTGTTGCCGCTGGCGGCAAGGCGAAGGGTGTTTCAAGCCTGAGCGAAGGCGACGTTGCCTACGTTCTTGGCGAAGCACAAAACAGCGCTGTTGCCGGTCAGAAGGTGCAAGTCCTGATTCGTCCGAAGGTCTACGCCATTCCGGCGAGCGGCCAATAAGGGTAATAAAGGGAGGTTCTGACGCATGGCAACGTATCCACAACATCACATTAAGAACACCCACTACGACCAGTACCTGACGAACATCTCCGTTGCATATCAGGAGAACGGTGTATATATCGGCGAACGGGTCATTCCGGTCGTAGAGGTTGACAAGCAGTCTGACCGCTACATGGTCTTCGATTACCAAGACCATATGATTGCCGATGACGACATCCGTCGCGCTCCGGGTACGGTAGCAAGTGAAATGCGTACTGGTTGGAGCGACGATGCGTACTTCTGCGAAGGGTACGCAAAGCGCTACGCTTTGTACGACGAAGAAATCGCAAACGCTGACCAAGACCGTATCTTCAACCTCAAGGAGATGGCGGCGAAGCAAGTCAAGGCGAAGCTCCTGCTTAACAAGGAAATCAAGTCGGCTGAACTGCTGACGAACCCGCTGAACTTCCACGAAGACCTGCGGGTGACGGTCGGCGAAGCCAACACGAACCCTGACATCGTGAAATGGAGCGACTTCGAGAACTCCAACCCGATTCGGGACATCTTCGAGCTTCGTGAAAAGGCTGAGCGTCTTGGCGCTCCGAACCTGAACACGCTGGTTCTGTCGAAGCCGGTCTACAACATCCTGAAAATGCACCCGAAATTCAAGACCCGGTTCAACGAATGGCTGTCGCCGGACTTCGTTTCGGACGAGGCCATCAAAGACCTGCTTCAAGTGGACAACCTGATCGTTGCGAACGCGCGTAAGGCTACGTCTGCTCAACGACGGGTCGGAGAAGGCGGCATGACGAACTACATTTGGGGCAACAACGCCGTACTGATGTACCTGCCGTCGAATCCGGGCCGCGATGTTCCGGCCGCCGCATACACGTTCCAGTGGACGAACCCTGCGGCAAATGTCGTGGGTAACCAAAAGACCCGCGAATACTACAGCGAAGAATCGAAGACGCTGTGGATTGAGACGGAAGAATGGTTCGCTCAGAAGGTCGTGTCCAAGGTTTCGGCAGTAGTTCTGCCTGACATCGTGACGCCGATCTCGGGCTAATTGTAATGACTAAGGTGGGCTAGGGAGGAAATCCCTCCCACCTTTTTCACTTATTATATCCTCAAAAGGGGGAAAAAGTCAATGGCATCCAAGAAAGAGATGATCGCGGAACTGGTTTCTCTCGGCGTAGAAGAGGCTGAGATCAAGGGACTGAAAAACGCTGAGTTGGAAGCCATGCTTGCGAAGATTAAGGCGGAGTCTTTTCCTGCTGACGAGGCTCATGTTGAAGAACCGGCACAAGAGCCGGTGGCGGAACATCCGAAGGAAGAACGTTCAACGGAGCGTAAGGTAGTCCGAGAGACTTCCCATCAGATGGGAATTTACAGCGACTACATCTACAACGTCAGAAACCGCAATGCTACCGTGGTCATTGAGAATCTAGGCTACGGAGACATTTATTACAGCGAGGACGGTCTTGCTGTTGTCGGTAAGTCCAAACGTCTGATCTTTGGTCAAACGACGGAGCTTGAAGGCGTCGAGAAGATTTGCTTCGTCTCTGCAAGCCAGCCTGTGTTGCAGATTCTCGAAGTCCTGTAAGGGAGGGTTCGTCGTGGCTCTAATCATTGACCCTGCTCAAGATACGCAATTCTACGATTCTGTCAGGCGGTTGCTTGGCGGGGTCGATGAGGACATTTTGCCAAATGAAGATATAGACGACCCTGCTATTCTCGATGTAGCAGAGTTCCAAGTCCTCGACCTCGTTCCGAACTACTATGATATGCCTGACGTAGACAAGGCTAAAGTTCGCCTTGCCACCATTTACATCATCGCTTATCTGCTGTGCCCGTCGATGGCAAGCCGTGTAGACATCGAAGTCAAGACCATTGACGTGACATGGAAACGTAAGGCTGTGGATTACGCTGAGTTGGCCGATACTTTGATGTCTAGGGCTATGGACTTGCTTGAAGGGTTTGGTGTGGGCGGAGACTCTAAAGTGTTCGTTATCGCACCTTCTAAAAGGGCGGTGATGGAGCAGTATGAGGAATCATAAGGCCCGCATCATCCGGCGACAAGGGAATGACGTAACAGTAACTAGGTACGTCAACGGAACCCCTACGTCCTACGATACTAAAGCACTCATCGGGAGAATGAACAAGGCCGTCACCAACATGAAGCAGTTGGAGAGTTTCAAGGAGGGTATCTTTCTTCCCGATGTTGACATAGATAGCGGTGATTTTGTACGCAACCACTCGCAGGACGAGAACTATGTCGTCAGCGGGACGCACTTCGAGCCGTTCAAAAATACAACCCTGTCCGTTGTTTGCAATCTCCTGAAATGTAACCACCTACTGACGATCAAGAGCTTGGAGAAAGTGGCAGACGCGCGGGGCAACTTGAAGAACGAACTGGTGGTCAAGGTTCAGGGCATCCCTTGCTTCGTAGAGAAGGTTACCAGCGATCTTCGTCAGATCGAGGCAGGTATCCACCCTGATACCGAATACCGCGTCTATACGACGGCCTTGTCTGTAAAGGAAACCGATCAGATAGCGCTCGTAATCCAAGGTCAGGAAAAGACCTTCAAAGTCACTGCTACCGACTATGACACCTTCCCGAAGATGTTGGTCTTGGAAGTTTGCAGTGACGTAAGGAAGTGATTTCATGGCGGACGTTATCAAATTTGATCGCAACGGATACGAACAAGCGTTGAAGCGGAGCATCCGTGAGGCCCTTGGCGATGTGACGGGAGAAGTTTACAAGGCCGCCTTGGTAAACCTAGCACAACTCAAGGTGCGGAAAGTAGATGCTAAGTACGTGACCTCGTTCCCCGCCGCCTTGAAATTTACGAACAAAGAGGCTACCTCAAGGTTTGTGTCGCGTCTCTACATGGATAACGCGACACCAAACCAGTCTTTCCGTGCGCTCTATTATGAGTACGGTACGGGAAGTAACATGCAACCTCCGGTTGGGTGGAGTCCGGGAGGGTACGGGTGGAACCCGCAACGTCCCGCTCAGTTTAGAGCACCAATATACTACCGTGATAGGGAATGGACGGACTTGGGCGGCAACGTGCATAAGGGGTCAGTAAAGGCAGGAGTCAAGAAAAAGATTCCTCGGAAGAACATCTTCGGACACCCTGTACGCGCTCACTTTTGGTTCAGAAACGCTCTAAAGACGGGCACCCGTAACTTGGATAGGCTAATTCTGCAAGCCGTTAAAAACGTGCCAATCACTGCTTATATTAAGTTACGAGACATCAGGGTAAGGATGTGATGCGATGCTACGGATGTCAGACCTGTACGCTTACATCCATACCGTTCTTCGTGAAGATGCCGTGATTCGTGAACTCATGGGTTTCGATAACTCCACGACGCTGGAGGAATATGCGCGGCGCATTCAGAAGAAACGACGGCCCACGGAGCTTGTAAAGCCGAACCTACCGATCATTTCCTTCTACGCTAATCCCGGCGTCCGTGGTGAGAACCACTTGGAATATATGGTTGCGTTCGACTTCGACATCTACGTCATCAGTGGAGACGAAGAAACAGCAATCAACCTAGCCGACAGGATTAACGAAATCTTCGAGGAACAGTACATCGGCTTGAAGTGCGTCAACTCGTTCAAAAGCATGTTCCTTACAATGGGTGAGGTCGAGACTGACCAAGAGGACGTTTACAAGTTCTTCACCCAAATTCTATTCACTATCGGGTTAGAGGGGTGACCTAAATGTCGCACACCAACAACAAGAACAAGAAAATGATTATCAAGGGTGCGGGCAAGTTCATGGCTAAGATTCCGGGCTGTGACGAGCTTATCACTCTTGGTACGATGAACAACATGCGGCTGGACATCCAGCTTGACATGCAGGACATCGAGGGCGGCGACTCGTCTGTACCGCTGGATACGCTCCTGCGGAAGAAGACCATCGACATTACGGCGGAAGACGCTAAGTTTGACCTGAACATGGTACGTCTTGTTCTCGGCTCGAAACTGCGTGAAGGCGTCTCCGGTGCAACGTATAAGATGGTCTACGAAACGGCTACGGTTAACGGCACTACGATCAGCCTGAGCCAACAATCCATCGCTTCTCCGGCACCTACCGTCCGCAAGGACAACGCCGAAGGTGCGCTGGTCACGGTCACGCACAATGTTGGGGCCAACACGTTGACGGTTGTGTCGGGCGCTGACGACGGGGACACGGTGTTCGTAGCATATGCTGTAGCTTCGACGTCCGACCCGGATGGCTATGTGTGGGTTCTTGAAGAACGTCACACGGTAAAGAACGGTCAGATCACGCTTGGCTTCGGTGCTACCCTGTTCGACGAGGGCGGCACGAACGGCAAGGTGAAGCACGTCTCCATCCGTACCTTGAAAGACAACAAGCTATTGAAGCGTGTAGCCAACAGCCCGGCTGAACACGAATACACGATCACCGATGAAGGTGTCGTTACGTTCAACCCGCACATGGAAGGCGCAGACGTGTACGTGAACTACAAGCGTACCGAAGTCGTTGACGTGCTGGACATCTCGACGAAGGACTTCCCGCTGACCGTCACGGTTGTCCACGACGGTCTGTTCGAGCAAAAAGACGGCTCTATCCAAGGCTTCCAAACGGAACTGTACGCTTGCCGCGTGAAGTCGAACTTCACGCTCGACGCCGCTCGTCAGCAAGCTTCGACGCACAGCGTCACGCTGACGGTCATCGACCCGGAACGGGTGGACAACAAGCTCGGCACGATCAAGCGCTACGAAGTGTTCAACCCGAACACGGCGGACATCTGCTAATGGATAAGACCCTCTACGGAGGGTCTTTTCTTTTCACTTTATCGGTTATTGTTGGGCACCATCACCTTATCATAGTGTATGACAGTAACTATCTGTCGTGAGCGTAAGTACCCTTCCCCCTGCTTGCGCTCACTCTTTTTACTACAAGGGGGAAGAAAACAGATGAGGGGGAAGAAAGAATGAGCGAAGATCGGAACATGTCCATCCCTAAGAGCGGCGGCGAGGCTCAGGAAGAAAACACGAACAAGACTCCAGCGCCGATCTCTCAGGAGGAAGCAGACTTCATTGAGAAGGTGTTCTTCGAGGATGATGAATCAGTTCGTCTCCGGGACGGAAAGACGTACCGCATCCCTCCTTTGGGGCTGAAAGACGCCCGTAAGCTCATGAAGCTCCTGAACACCATCGACACCGGTATTATCATCTCCAACCTCATTGTAATGGAGGGCGAGGACGACGACCGGTATGAAGAATTGATGGAAGTTCTGCTTATGGCGTTCAAGCCGTACTACCCGCACATCACGGTAGACTACCTTGCGGAGTATGTTGATCTTGTGATTGCCAAGCAAATTATCGACTGCATGATTGGGTTGAATGGGCTAAAAAAGTCTTTGTAAACACAAAGGAGGAAGAAGCCGCTTACGACAGTAACCCTAACAGGGTCATAGACTGGTCGAATATCTTCTTCAAACTGGCCCATTACTGTAACTTGGATAAGCACCAAGTTTGGGAATTGACCCTTCCGCAGTTGAATTACTACTTGAAACAATGCCATGAGCATATCGACTTCACTGTAAAAGTATCCACGATGGGGTTTGCTTCCATGTTTGGCGGAGGCGGGGCACCTACCAACGAAGACGGTGTTCCGGCAGGAATCACCGGCAAGACGGAAGACGGTACAGAGTACATCGACGGCTACAAGGTTGCTACGGAAGAAGATATGGAATGGCTCGCTAAACTACTGTAACTTCGGCTCCTGTTCTGCTCCTTCTAGGGAGGGTGCAGGAGTTTTATTCATAAGGGCGGTGAGACAATGGCTAACGAGCTACCAAACCTTGGCGCGAATATAGTCCTTGAGTTTCAGCAATCCCTGAACAATCTCACGTTGTTCGGCGAAGCGCTGGAAAAGCTCGACAGTAAGTTCCTTGGCATGGAAAGGCGCATTGACGCCATGAGGGCATCCATGAGTTCTTTGTCCGCAGAGGTTTCTAGGGGAACGGGGCAAAACCTACGGCGCAACATTGAACGTGAGATCAATAACCTAATCGAAGCCAACGGAATCGCGGTAGCACAGTACGGTGGAAAGGCTCTCAAGATCAACGCTCGTACCGTCCAAAACATCTTCTCCAAGGTTGATAAGGCGCTGAATGAGAAGCTTGCTCAGGCATACGCCAACATCGTCATCGACATTAACCCTGACCTGCAAGTCGGCAAAGTCCCGATCTCCAAGGACGATCTTGATGAGGTAAACAAGGCCATTGCTCGTCTTGTCCGTGTTCAGTTAAACAACCTTGTGGCGGCCCTGAACAAACACGGAGCAGGTTTGATCTCTGCTCAAGACCTTGCGTCCCTGCAATTCCACATCGGAAAGGACACTGTTCAGCAGATCATCAACAGGGTCAAAGAACACGTAAAGAAGATTATGCTGAACCCCAACGTGGCCTCGGGCGGAGAGTTCGAGATCACGGAACGGGATATGAACAGGGTCTTCAACTCTATCAGGAACAGGGTCACGGAAGCGATCAACAACGCTATCAGTCAGGTGAGGACGAGTCGCGATTCCACTAGGATTCCGAGCATCGAAGGAATCCAAGATGCTGTGAACGATGCGGCTCAACGTTACATTCGAGAGGTTTCGGCTGGCATCCGCTCCATGAGCCAAAGCGTATTCGAGCGTCCACTGAACCAAGTGTCTACGCAACTGAGAAGGTTCATGGCTCGGGAGCTTGGTGTTGATCTTGACAGCTTCAATCGGATTTTCGCCAACCACCGGTTTACTTCCGGCGAACTGTACTCGGCGGAGCTTCGTCGTCAATTCTCCCGTTTGGAGCAAGCCCTGAACAGAAAAATAGGCGGCGGGCTGAACGAGGAAGTACGGAGAATGGTCAACGCCATCGAGTCTGTACAGATCAGGTATTCACCTTCTCTCGGATACCATCTGATTCGTGAAATCGAAAGGATTAACAATCAGATCGTCAAGAAGATTCGTGAGCAAATTGACATTCAATTCGCTCACATGAAGGCAGAGATAGCAGGGGTACAGGTTTCTCCGAAGGACATTAACCGGGCTCGCCGAATCCGGCAAATGGGTCAGGTTGAGGTAGAAGGTGAGACGGTTCGTGAACGCAGAACCAGCGCCGCGACCTCTACTCTTGTAAACGACCCTTATGCTCGTCGGGACAATTACTTCAACCAGTTCGGTCTACAAGGGGCCATCGTCAACACGGTTCGTCACATCTTGGCCGGTTCCATTGTAGGTACTCCGTTGATGCTCCTGTATCGCTCCTTCGAGCAGTATAGAACGTCTCAGCTTGAGCAGTTGAAAATGTTCTCCAACATCTACGCGAAGGCTCAGGCGGACTTTGCACAGCGGGCGGCGGAGGGTGATAGACGGACGGCTTCTGAGGTAGCTACCCAAACGATTCAAAATATCATGCCGTTTGTCCGAGAATCTGCTGTAGC